AGCGATTATTCCACCATTCAACAACCGGAATATCGTTATAGTTGTGTTTGGTGATTTCATCAACAACCAAAGCAGGCGAATTGTATGAAAACGGCTTATAGGTGATTACTTGATCTTTGGTGTAAAAGGTCATGTTCACTTTGCCATTATAAACGGGTAAATGAACGGCCCCTATTATATTTTGTTCTACCGTCAAATCACGAATAACAAACATTTCAAGCGGACTAATCAAGACTACCCGGTCCATATTATCCCGATCACGGAAATGATACTCATAAGCCCGACCATAGACTGAAGCGTCAAAGGCCAAATCATTATTCAGGGCGTTAATGTCGTTATTCCATTCAATTTCTTTGATTGTCTGAAGCTGTTCTTTCTGTCCACCTTCCAGCACTCCCACGGTCACGGGGTTTCCGATAACGTAAGAAGTAGCAAAGCTTGAAATATAACCACCCCAGCGGTGCCTTACCCGGTAATCGGCTTTCTCTTTATCCAGCCGGCGTTTCCCGTATAAAATGCTGTGGTTTTCCCCTTTTGCGTAAGAAGCCAAAATACGCAAACGCTTCTTCTGACTTTCAAAGAATACCGTTAACATATCCTTTAAGGCTTTCTTCCCTTCAGCGGTTTCTAGCAAAGCTTCACTAGAAGAATATCTAAACGGTTCATTTGAAATACTATCAAAGTGTAAAGAATCGCTTCTAGTTCCTGTTTCAATATCTAAACCGTGTTCAAATTCATTTACATGATCCATCTTTTCACCTTACCTTCTAAATAAGCGATTTACTTTTGAAATCGTCTTATTAACGTCTAATTCTTTTTTAGCTTGGAAAATCCTATCCTGGATAGCGTAGCGCATAGCGTCCAAACAATGGTTATAGCTGTCCACCGGCTCATTAATGTATTCATTAGTTGCCCGGTCCTTCTTCCAAGTGTAATTCTCTAATTCTTCAATAGTCTTTACACATCTTTCGTCAACTATGATTTCATATTGTAGAATATACTGAATCCCCTGCATAACTGATCCGGGGCCTTTTAGTACATCAATCACCCGTGGAATGTCTAGGTTCCTTAATTCCTGATTAGATTTCTTTTCAGCACTATCGGCCCTAATAATCTCTTTAGCATATCCAAGGGCTTTTATTGCTTCAGCTATCTTGTCATTCGTAAGGCCTTTTCTTACATATTCTTCCACAATATAAATACGCCTATTTTCATCATCAATTTTAATGTGCATGAAGGCGCTAGGGTCGTTTATGAAACCATAGTCAAGGCCAAAGTATGACGGGAATTGTTTTAATTCTTCCTTGTTTAGTAATTGCTTTTTGTATTTCGGAAAAACAAGCTTATCTAGCGTTGCAAACTCGCCCAGGGCGTAAATCTTATAATAGGCCTCGTTTCTGTTTGCTAGTTCCTCAATATTTTCCTTGGTGACTTCATCCAAGAAACGGTTATCCTTGTATGTCGTTTGATAGATAATGGTATTTTTAGGCTTCTTCACAAAGAAGGCGTTATATACCCAATTTACTTTAGAAACGGGGTTAAACATCAAATAGATCTGTTTAAAAGGGTGTTTCTTATCCCGTAACCGTAGGGTTAACTGTGTGTAATCATCTAAAGTAAATTCTGAAGCTTCTTCCATTACTACGTCGGAAATTCCTTTAATAGATTTAATTTTCTCCGGATTATCCAACCCTTTAAAAATGAATTGGGCGCCGTTTGGTAGCTCAATCCGATAAGCGGAATTATTAACCTTACAAACACCAAGCAGGCCCCAAGCTTCCAAGCATTGTTTAACATCTTCAAAGATAGAATCATAAACACTTGATCCGACTTTCCGCAAAAAAAGAACCTTCCTTGGATATTTCCAAGCCTGAAGGCTCTTAAAAACTACTTTTTGAATTACTCCATGACTTTTTCCGCTGGAAGCACCGCCGTAGTGAATTTCCGTGAAGGTGCTATAGTCGGTTAATTTGTCGTAAATATGCTTATTAAAAATCCGACTTGGATTCTTAATTCTTATTTTAATCTGTGGCTTCTTCATCATCCCAGCTTCCCAGCTCAATTTCTACCACTCTTTGGGTGATTTCTTGCCTATCCACAAATAAGCCGTATCGTTTACCAAGGTCAACCGCGGAAGCCCGTCTAGTTGCTACTGATGGTTTTGCTTCCACGATTCTTTGATAACCTTCACCATCTAGGACCAAAAGCGGTTCAGTGACTTCACCACGCATAACAGAAGTAAGAAATTCTAACACCTCTTGTTGATCTGCGACGCGTTCAGATTTTAGCTTTTCAAGCCGTTCATCTATATAGGCTTTTACCTTATCATTTGATAGCAACCGGCTCCCATTCGCTTGAGCTGATCTTTCATTCTTAGTTTTCGGATAAGCCTTGAAATAAGCTTCCGTAGCGTTTAATGAAATGATATAATGATCTGCAAAAATCTTTTGCCTTTCCGTCATTCCCAAATTCTTTTGGCTCCTTTCTGATAAAATGCAATAAAAAAAGGATAAATCACCTTTGATTTATCCCATTACTTGACAAATACCATTGTAACACATTGTCTAAATCGTGCCTTAACAGTGAATGTCATTTGTTATCATTCAAGATTTTCTCTAATTCACTAATAGCTGACCGCTTCAAACGGTAGTAAGTAGGTAGTGAAATACCGTCCAAATCGTTACAGATATCTAAAACGTGTTTTTTGACTATGTAAGTAAGCCTTAGTACGGTCCTTTGTTTAGGGTCTTTTAATTTATTGATCATTCTACCAAGTTCTAGTTTTCTGTCAATAATTTCGGCCGTGTCTTGTTCTATAGCTTCTTTCATAACAATCAACTGTGTATAGACATCATCAACTTTCCGGCCCTTACCGCCTGAAACTTTATCGGTCTGAAATTTAGGGCTTGATAGTAGCCCGGCTTCTAGTTCATTAATTTCATCCATTCGGCTTTTTATGTCAATGTCTAATTTCTGCAATTCATCAAGTAATTCCTGTGCCTTGATACTCAAACCCCGTAACTCCTTTTGAAAAATGATATAATAAGAATACTCCTTATTTAATATATTTTTGTTTCTTGAGAGAAAGTCGGTTTTGCAGTACGCCGGCTTTTTTTTATTTTGGGCGCGTGTATCAGACGCCCGGATAGATTTATATTTTTATAGGAGTTTTCAACCCCTTTTCTTAATAAATTCTTCGATACACTAACCACCCGGAAGCCTTTTACAACTTGCGGGCGTAAAAATTAAACTCCAAGCAGTAAGCACCTTTCTTTAATAAGGTTTCTATAGGCTTCTTTCCGGGCCTTTCTTCGATCTTTGACTGTTTGAGTTTCTATTTTTCGGTATTTATCAATATATTCCATAGCCATATTATCGAATTTCCCGCAATTTTGAGTTTCATTTTCGTTCAGATAGTCAGCCATGCAATTTGTAATCAATACCGGATCCATAACCAACTCAAAAAGTTGAAGTACGGAAGGGGGCGGAACTAGCTTATTCCTTTTATAGGCGTTTAACCTACACGCCAAAGTAGCTGGATTTTCCACCCCTAAAAAGGTCAAGAAATCTTCCGTAGAACGGTATTCAAAGCGCAAGCGGTCATATTCTTCAAAGAAGTCTGTAAAATTACTCATAGTAATTTAACCCCTTCACGGTTTACAGTCAATTCTACGGTATGACTTCTTTTCAGGCTTTTAATGTCTGCAAGAAAAAGAGTAACGTAGGCCAACTCAATTTCATCACTTGCGTGATTTTTCCAAGATTCGTATTTTTTAATTAATTCATCTAATTCCATTTTGTTTCAATTCCCCCTTATTTTTAAATAATCAGGTATCGGATCCCCTACTTTTAGACTGTCATATTGTTCCTTAGTCACTAGAAAATTCCCATAACCTTTTATAGCCACCGTATAACGCCCCTCTAGGACGTTTTTAGCGTTTATTTTCCCAGCTTGGTCAATTATACCCCCGGCATTATCAACCTTGTAAATGATCGTTTTAGGCTGGTTTTCAAGCCTTTTAATTTTGCCTTCAAGCTGGACCACTGACCAAGTAGCCATTAATACCATAAAGGCCCACGGGAAGAATAGAATAAACAGTATATTTTCTTTATTTTTCATCTTTCCCCTTTCTGTTAGCCCGGAAGGCCACGATACAAGCCCACGAAAGACCCAGCGCCCAAACTAGAATAAATAACAAGCATAAGAAATTATGAAGATCCATCTTGAATTACCCCGCTATCTAGTTTAGTTAAAAGGCTGTAAAGCTGATCCATAGTGTGGACATATATAAAATTGCCTTGGTAGTAAATTTGGTTAAAGTTAAAAACTGTACCACTCATTAGATATACTTCAAAACCTGAGTTATTCACGCCCTGAAATTTAAAAATAGATTTAATATTATTAGTATTGATAATAAAATTATTTTTAATTTGATCATTTTCTAACATTCTCAAATACACAAGCGCCATGATTATTCCCCCTTAATTCGGAACCCTACAAAATTCTGATCATATTCAGGATTTTCATAAATGTTCCCGATAATTTCAGCTTTATGAAGAATATCTGTTTCATAAGGTGAAATACAATCCGGATCCATGACGTTCAAACATTCCAAGTAAAAGCCGTTACCTGTCAAAACATCTTTACCAGCATTGTCATAGTAGCGGTATTGCCCAAAACGTACAATGGCTTTAATGAAATCAATCTGAAGAATATCCCCTTCAAAGATTTCTTTTCCGGTTTTGTCTTTAGTATTTGTGGAAAGCATAAGCTCAATTTTTTCCGCCTCACGTAAGAACGTGATACCATTTCCAATGGATTCAAATTCCCCACAATTAAAATTAATTTCATCAGCAAAATATTTTTCTTTGTCAACCTTATCCCATGCTCTAAATTTTGGAATCATTCTTTCACTTCCTTTTCTACATCGTTTTGGAAATAATCTTTGAGTTTCTCCAAAGCAAATTTTTGTCCTTCTTTTATAAATTCCAGATAATCTTCATCCGATAATATCATTCTTCCACTTCCTTTACTTCAATCCCCGGACAATTAAACACCCAACCGAATCCGGATTTTTCTAACTCCTTGCGGGTGTGTTTAGTTCTGATTGTATCAGTATCCATACTAGATTCAATAGTCCACTTATTTTCTTCCTTGTGGTAATTTAAGTAACTATTATAATCGGTAATCCCAATAATCTTTACAAGATACCGCTTTTTTTCAATTTCATAACCATACAGCCAAGCGCTGGCCAAAGTATCCATATTCTCACTTTTAGAGTAAAACCATACAGAAATTTCAGAAGTGTCTAGCTCATTAGCTATACTTTGAAAAACTTCTTCTAGGTCCCAATCACTTGCCTGTGCGTATTCAATACATTCCGCGACAAATTTAGGAATTTTAACTTTCTGCGGTTCGTCTAGTTGCTTCAGATCTTTCAAGATATCAGGAATACATACCCACGTTTCAAGATTACGTTTCATATATACATATTTTTCAATTAGCTCTTGTTTATTCATCTTCCAAATCCTGCTCTTTCACAAAACTACCATTAACCCAGCGCCCTTTTCTGTCCTTAATTTCTTCATAGGCAAGTTCAAAACATTCCACAAAATCATAGCCTAATTCCTTACAAATTAAATCCAAGTAAAGGATAATATTTGAAAGGTTGTATTTAATAGTGTTTTCAATTCCCAAGTCTTGCGCTACTTTAGCCTGAAAGGCGCTGTCCGTCATCATCCAAATCCAGGCGGGAACCCCGTCAAAATCAGGTAAGTAATCATCTTTGCGGTCAAAGAAGATAAACTCCGGGCTTACGCCGGCCATCATTGCATAACCAATCACCACAACGGCCACGTCCCCAATTGAATCCTTAATAACATCTTCTTTATTTTTAAGGTAGCCTGAAACCAACTCACCGATTTCTTCAATCAATTTCAAGCCTTGCTTATTAACGTCCCCTTGTTCGATACCACGGGCGATAAACCGCATCTTAGTAGCAAACAATAGATCACTTACCTTTTTACTCATCTGCATTTTTTAAATCCTCCTTTAATTGTTTAATTCTTTTTCTGATCCATTCTTTCCGTTGCTGGATCACTGTTCTAGGGAAGAAATTTCTCAACCGTTGAAAATGTTCTTCATCATCTAGTAAATCTTGATATTTCTGAATCGTATCTTCAATCAGTTCTCGTTTCATTCTTCCCCTGCTCCAAATACTCAATTAACCAACCCAAATAAACTTGGGCTTTTTTTAAATCTTCCAGGCCGTTTTTCTTTGAATGTTGCAAAACATACTTCACGACATTTCCGAAAAAGAACCCTTCAACATATTCGGGACATGGCGCAAAATTTTTGATCACGTCAATCACTTCCATTCCGTTTTTACCCTTGTAATGGTCCGGCTCATTAATCAAATCTTTCTCTACAAGTTCGGTCAAAACTTGCTCAAAACTCTTTTCTTTTTCCATATTTATCCTTTCAAAAAGTTTGTGAAATTTTCCGGGTTACCGAGTTACCGTATTTTTAAAACTTTTTTAATTTTATTTTTTACAAACGTTGATATAATAGGCTTTCTTATTATTTATAAATATTTTTATACTTTTTTTATAAAATACGGTAACTCGGTAACTTTTATATAATTAGTACTAATAAAGTCAGTAATACCAAGGGTTTTCACGGTTACCGTAAGGTTACCGATCGGTTACCGTAATTTTTTTCACAAAGTTATAATATTTTAGTTAATTTTGACAAAACCTTTTATAGTTTTTCCGTTTGCTTTATAAGCTTTTTTCTCCCAATTCGGGAAATGGTCAATAATCAAATTAATCTTAGCGGAAAGCTTCCGATCATTTGAATTTTTCATAAATAAGTTGTACATAATTTCACGGGTTGAAACTCTCTTGAGTTTTTCCGTCCCAAATTCGATTTCTGAAGAATTGTCAAACCAAGAAGCGGTGTATTGGTGTTGACGTTGTGCCGGCATACGTTCCCAATGGGAAGGAATAGGCATTTCAAGATAATCCATTACCTGAATTTCAACTTCATCCCGGTACATGAATGTTTCCCGGTATGTTTCAAGTTCTGCTTCCGTTTCCGCGTCAAATTTCAATTCAAAGCCTTCTTTGAAGATTGAAACAGCTTCCCCCCATATTTGATCTATTACCGGCTGTTCGATCTCCATAGGGTGTTTCTGTTGCTTAGAACCATCTACCAGCACGGGGAGAAAGCGACGCTCACCGGTCTTATCTTTCAAATACTCCCTTTGGTTTGTGGTCCGGGCCAAAATGAAGTTTTTGGCAAATTCTTCCGTTTTGGACATATAAGGCCGGCGGTAACGTAAGCTAGTTTTTGAAATAAAAGCTTTAGTTTCCGCGAATGACATCCGGTTACTTGCTACCATTTCATCATCATTAACAATTAGGCTTTTTAACATAATGTCAAAATTATCCTTATTGTTGAAATCAGTCACGGCGTCGGTGTACCAAGGCCC